AGGATGTCTTCGAGGGACGCGCGAACAGCCGGACGGCCGGAACGATCTACTTCGCCGGCGTGGTCGATGTCGCGATCGACGACGAGATCCGCGACCAAACGGCGATCCCGACTGCGGCTACGCGCGTCTGGCGCGTGGTCGGGGCCGTCAACCCTGCCGACATTGCCGCACCTTCCCGGCTCTCGATGACCGTCGTCGATGTCGTCGAGGTCGAGCCGGACATCCCCTACTCGCCTCCATGACCTACATCCCGAATCCGGAATGGCGTCGGCGATTCAACGCGGCAGTCCGCGAGGGGCTGGTCGCGTCACAGGTTCGTCTTTCGAATCAGATCCAGCGAGTGCTCTCGAAGCCCGGTACGGGTCGGCTGTACCGTGTAAACAAGGGACGCGGCAAGCGCGCGCGGAACCTTCGCGAGATGGGATTCCATCGGGCGAGCGCGCCGGGATTTCCGCCGGCCGTCAACACGAACCGACTGCGCGGTTCGTGGTCGGTCGCGATCAAGAGCGGCAAAGACCTGCTGCCTGGCTACAACATGAGGGTGATCCGCAAGCCTGGAATGCTCGGCTATGAGCTTGGCTCCAGCGTGGTCTACGCGCCGTTCCTCGAGTTCGGAACGCGACGCATGAAGAAGCGACCCTACCTCAAGCCTTCGATGGACATCGTCGCAAAGGCGCTCCCGTCGATCTTCCGCGCGGCATTCAAGAGGAACCTCGCATGAAAGCCATCCTCGACGGCATATGGACGCGCCTATCCGGCTCGCAGGTCTACACGACGCTCGGAAACCGGATCTACCTCAACCAAGGTCCGGCGGACGCCCTGCTACCTCTGATGATCTACAGCGCGCCAGAGACATCGGTCGAGACGCTGTTCGGCGGCATCGTGAAGTACCAGCTCGACCTCGAGTTCACGATCTTCTTCGACAACAGCGGCACGACGGCGATCCACACCATCGCCGATCAGCTCGCGACCGCGCTGTCGACGACGACTGCGGCGACCGGCTTCGATCGCGTCTCCTTCGTGCGACTGAACGGCGGCGTGCCCGCATTCTCCGACGACTCTTGGTCGATTACCGAAAGGTACCGGGCTACGGCCTTCGACATCTGAGGCACCTATGGCGATCAATACCTACCTCATCGGAAACGACGGAAATGTCACGCTCTCGTCTGCTGACGAGGAGTTCAAGATCCGCTCTTTCGCGGCGACCCTGACTCGTCCGTCGAGCGATCTCACCGCGTTTGGCGACACCGGCAAGCGCCGCCGACTCGGTCTGCTCGACCTGACCGGATCGCTGAACGCGGTCATGGGAGTCAACAGCAGCGCGAGCGGGAGCACGACGAACTTCTTCGTCGACACCGCCACGGCTGCTCTGACGCTGACGCTGTTCGATTCGACGAACGACTCGAAGATCGTCGCGAACTGCACCTTCAACAGCTTCGCTTTCAACAGCGACAAGAACGGCGACGCGACGCTCACCGCGAACTTCGAGAACGCGGACGGCGCTGCTCCCGTCGTGACCTGGCAGGTCTGATGAGATGAGACCAGAGGGACTCGAGGGGCTATCGAAGGTCATCGCACCCGGAGCGGACGACTGGCTCGTCACGCTCCGCTTGCGTTCCGGCGCGATCGTGACGAGACGCGTCACTCCCGGTCGCGTATCCGAGGAGTTCGCCGTGCGCGCCGCGATGCGCGCGCAGTCTGCGCGTCCGGCCGATGTGCTCGATGTGGAGATCCGTCGCGCCGGCGAGGAGAAGCGAATCGTCGTCGAGACGGACGGATTCCAGGAACTCTTGAAGAGAGCGAGGAGAGCATGAAGGTAGCACCGTGGATGATCACCCTGAACGACGGCACCGTCGCGCAGCTGCGGCCCGTGACCGTTCGTGAACGCATCGCGCTTGCCGAGGCATTCGCCGAGAAGGAGGTCGCTCGCGCCGCCTGCGACGGGAAGGCTTCCGGACTGAAGCCTGACGAGATCGCGCGCCATGTCTCGGATGTGCGCCGCAAGTCGCGCGTCGCGTCCGCTCTCATCATGGACTGCTTCACATTCGACGGAGCGATGCGCGTCCTCGAGTGCGTCGCGCCTGAATCAGCGGAGCGCATCGCGTCGCGGATCGAGCCGAAAGACCTCCCGTGGCTTGCGCTCGAGGCGCTCGGCGTCGACACCGAGGCCGCGAAGGCGGCAGAGGACAAGCCGGGAAACGGATGAGTCCCGCGGCTCCGGAGATGCCGCGGGACTGGATCAAGGAAGCGCACATGATCGCTCGCGCAGCACCCGGACTCGGCAACCCGCTCGACCTCACGGTCGCGGAGTTCGCGCGCCATCTCGAGATCGCTCTGCACGGAGACGAGCCTGAATCCGGCGGCGAATGGATGCGCCGCTATGTCGAGGAGTCGATCCGATGAAGGCCGGCGACCTGCACATCCTCGTCTCCGCGCAGATGGGAACCTTCGAGCAGCAGATGAAGGAGGTCGAGAAGCGCGCGTCCGGAGTCGGAGCGAACTTCGCGGACAACTTCAACGCCGGCTCGCAGAAGATCCTCGGCAACCTCGGAAAGATGATCGCGGGTCCGATGCTCGCTGCGAACATCGCCGACAGCATCACGAACATCCTCGCCAACGGCGGAACGATCGAGCAGGAGTTCTCGGCGTTCTTCGATCGCATACCGTTCCTCGGGTCTTTCAAGCGTCTGGGAGCGGCGATCGAGGACACGCTTTCGGGCGAGAAGTTCGATCGCCTCCAAAGCCAGGTCCAGTACGAGGAGCAAGCAGCGGAAGACGCTCGCTTCGCTGCCGCGCTTGCCGCAGAGAAGCAGCTGCTGACCGAGGTCGAGAGACTGAAGATCCAGCGAGAGCGCCTAGAGGCGAACCGCGTCGAACTCGACGCGCAGAAGGCGCATGTCGAGTTTGCGAAGCAGATGGCCGAAATCGAGAAGGCTACCGCCGATGAAGCGGAACGAAGCGCCGCAGGACTCGTCGACAATGTCGAGTTCAATGCGTTCCTCAAGGTTCAGCAGGAGAAGCGGAAGCTCCTCGAGGCAGAATTCGAGGATCGGATGATTCTGATCGAGAAGAACAAGCAGAAGGAGCTGGAGGCGTCGAAGGTCATCGAGGAGCGGAAGCAGAAGGAAGCGGCAGAGACCGCTCGCAAGCAGGGAGAGGCAGCCGACCGCACATCGCGCGAACTGGTTCAGAAGTTCGAGAAGGAGATGGACGACCGGCAGAAGATGATCGAGAAGGTCGAGTCGGCTCGGATGGGAATCGCGCAGGAGACGACCTCTCTCTCTACTGCTCTCGGTTCGTTCCGCGTTTCGCCCTACACGGACGAGCAGAAGAAGAAGAACGACGAGACGCTGGTCAAGGAAGTACAGAAGCTGCGTAGGTCGATGGAGAATGTCGGCGCGGGTGGAGGGTTCCGCTGATGGCTGCGACGATCTACGAGATGCAGGAAACGCGATCGCTGTCGCAGACGAGCGGCAAGATCACCGCCTCGAGGAAGTTCGGAGTCTGGGACGACGGGACGCAGATCACCCAGCCCGCGACGATCCGCGCTCTGTTCGGCGGCGGCTCGCTGCCTGATGTCGGCGACGCGTTTCCCGGCGAGACGGATGTCTACGCCATCTCCTACAACATCACGCACATCCCGGACAGCCGCGGCGTCTGGGAGGTCTCGTTTCAGTACGAGAACACCGAGCCGGGAACGATCCAGCCGCAGGAGCCGGGATATGTCGAGTTCTCCGTCGACTTCTCCAGCGAGTTCCGCGACACCTATCGCGCGATCCCGAGCACCGGAAGCGCGCCGCTAGGACAGCCGAACAACAACGACATCGGCGGAATTCCGATCGACTCCGCCGGCGAGGCCATGAGCGGTCTGATCGACTTCGCGACGATCACGATAGGAGAGACCGTGCTCGCGTCGACGATCCAGTCGAGGCTCTTCACGATCGCGACGCTGACCGGACGCCGGAACAACGGCGTCTTCCAGGGCTTCGCCGCGGGAACGCTCGTCTATCAGGGCGCGAGCGCGAATCGAATCGCCGTCGACAAGTACAG